CCTGGATACCGTTGGTAGCCGGCTCACCACCGGTCTACCTTCGGCTTTCTGAGAGTTGCGGAGCCATCCGTAGGGTTTACTTCTCCTGCTTTCTTGTAGGGGTTTGAAGGCGTGGCGTAGCCTCACGGCGCGTAAATTGCAACTTCACGCAAAATGGTATCAGTTCAAGCAGTGGCCGCTACATGTGCACTTATTGCCACTTTGATTCCCGCTTACCTTGCCCAGCGCAGATCCCACCGAGTACGCAAGGTTACTACCAAGGTCCAGCATGAGGCAAGGGTGTTGGTCGATGAGGAAGAGGACGACGACGTGTATGAGGAATGTCGTGAGGAGGACACGAGGATTGAGTTCGGAGAAAATGGGGAGCCCTTGTTGGTGCCCCTTGGTGTATTCTCCGTCCCCAAGAGGAATCGTGGCCGGTACGTCAAGAAGCTAGCGCTTATAGCGCAAGCTGAGTTCGGCTTACCATCTCGTACAGAGGCCAATAGGCTTTGTGTGCAGAGATTCCTCAGGGACTTCATGCGGACAGAACACGTGCGGGAGACGCACATCGCCCTTATTTTGCCTATCGCCGTCGCACTCAGCTTTGTACCCAACGAGGGCCACAAGTATGCCAGGGATGTCCTGGGCACACAGGCCGTGAGAGAACAAGTGGATGATTTGGAGGGCCGCCTGGACGGTATCACACCAGGTGAACGGTGGACCTCTTGGTTTGGGGGGACGGCCCCAGCCAGAGAGGTGAAGTTCACCAAATAGGGGTGCCTAGAGAAAGGGCTTGGGTTCGACACGGCGACCGAGCGTCCCGCGCCTGGCGAGCGTATTAAGACCAAGCTGTTCTCTGGGACTCCGAAAATCCGGGTGTTTGCCCGGTGGCTGGGTTTGTCTGCAACCTCCCTGTGGGGGGTGCACAACCATAGTCTCAAGAACCTGCTGCGTGGGATCCGGGAGAGGGTGTTTGCCGTGGAAGTAGACGGTGAGCTTAGGCCCCCTCCCAGGCCCCAGGCGGGCGTCTTTAAAACAAGATTGGCGGACTTTTTCGCCCAGCTTTGCAAGCACCTAGTCTACGTCAACCCGTGGACCTACGACCAGTTCGTAGCGTCATACGTCGGCTCACGCAGGGCAAGGTACGCTGCTGCTGTAGCCAGTTTGAGGATACTGGCCCTTCAGGTGAAGGATTCTTGGGTTAAGGCGTTCGTGAAGGCCGAGAAGCTCAATTTGAGTAAGAAATCGGACCCAGCGCCGAGGATGATCTCCCCTCGATCTCCCCGGTTTAACGTGTGTTTGGGGGTGTTCATCCGGCCCGCCGAAGCTGTAATCTGCCGTGCGATAGCAGCAGTCTTCGGGGGTCCTACCGTGATGAAGGGGTACAATGCTGTGCAGATGGCGGCTCACCTATTTACAATGTGGTGCTCGTTTACGAGCCCCATTGCTGTGGGTTTGGATGCCAGCCGTTTCGACCAGCATGTGAGTGTGCAGGCCCTTGAGTGGGAGCACTCCGTGTACCTGTGGATGTTCAGGCAAGGGCCTGACTCCAAGCTGGCTGGTCTGCTACGGGCCCAATTGCGCAATCATGTTAAATGTTTTGCGCCGGAGGGATCCGTAGCTTACATGGTGGAGGGGACTCGGATGAGCGGCGACATGAACACTTCTCTTGGCAATTGCCTTTTGATGTGTGCCATGGTGTATGCTTATGCCAAGTATGTTGGGGTGAGAGTCAGGCTGGCAAACAACGGAGATGATTGCGTTGTTTTCATGGAGAGCCGCGATGAGGTCCGGTTTAATACTGGGCTTAATGCGTGGTTCCTGGAGATGGGGTTCACCATGAAGGTCGAGGACACAGTGAGAGTCTTCGAGCATGTGGAGTTCTGCCAAACCAAGCCAGTGTGTGTGGACGGCACGTATGTGATGTGTAGGTCACCCCATGTGGGCCTGGCCAAAGACAGCATATGCCTGCAGCCCAGCAACGACTCACACTTCATCACCTCCTACGAGCAGTGGGCCCGAGAGGTAGGCACGGCGGGCTGCGCATTGGCATCTGGTATGCCTGTGATGCAGTCCGTGTACCTCCGGATGTCGCAGATGGGCAAGCAGCGTTCCAAGACTTGGACCCAGGGCCTTTCAGGGCATTCAGGGCTCATGATCGGCGCCAAGGGCATGGCCTCCAAGGTCAGGCCCCCGAGCGCCACTACGCGCTACTCATTCTGGCTCGCGTGGGGTATTACCCCCGACGAGCAAGTGGCATTAGAAGCTTCCGCTGCTGCGTTACCACAGCCAACCTTCATCGCGGAGGAAGTAAGTTACCAGCTTACTACCGGACTCCCCATCCCCGCGTAGTGTGCCAACCACACACTTTTGGGCGCAGATAACACATCACACCAAAAACACAAAGTTTATTTTAATTATGGCTAAGACTAAGGGAAAACAGGGTAAAAAGTCTAAGGGTAACAAGAAGGTCCGTTCCATTGTTAGGGTGCCTAGGCCTATGCTAGATGGCCCAGCCATTGAGTATGCTAAGCTCCTTGCCAATCCGTGTACGGGCCCGCTCGTCCCTGGCCCGTTTGGAGATGGAACAGGAGGCATTATCTCACGGTTTGAGGTTGACCAGGTCATTGACACTGGCTCTACTTCTGTCGGGTCTTTTGTTGGCTTTGTGCCTTCTTCGCTTGCGTTTTATACTGCTGCTACAGCCATCACTGGAGATGCCGTAGCTTTTTCACCTTATCAGATTGGCACCAAGAACGCTGGACCTGGAAGTACATTTTGTGTTGCCAACAGCGGCACATATCGTGTGCTTTCAGCTTGCTTGCAGTTATATTACCCCGGGACGGAGCTCACCCGTGCCGGCATTGTCGGTGTAGGCCAGGCCAATGTTGGCAGTCTGTCCTCAGCTGCCATCACCCTGTCCTCAGCACGCACTCTCGCCAACTTTGTCGAGAGAGTACCTGTGGACATGGTAGAGTTAGTCTGGAGGCCCAACTCGTGGGATTTGGAATGGACCAATCTCGCTTCCATAGATGCTGAAACATCGTCCAACTTCAACAGACGTAGTACCATTTTTGCTTCAACATTTGGCATCCCCGTGTCTACGGGCATGAGGGTACGCATGGTGTCTGTAGTGGAATGGATCCCGGCTACTGCAACCGGGCAGCCATCAAATATTGTTGTTAAGAATTCCAACAACTCCTATACGGAGGTGTTGAATTGGCTTGACTCGTTTGGGGAGTGGGCTTATAAAGGCGCCATGCATGTCTCTAAGACTGCTGCGTCCCTGTATAGTGGTGCTAGGGCTGTATCCAGCGTCGCTTACGGCGTGGGTAAGATGGCTGCTTTAACTATGGGGTAGGGTTTTTACTCATATGTTTGCACAACTAAACACTCAAAAGTGATGCTGCGTATCCTTCGCAGCAGTAACCACCAATGGTAGGGCACCTGGAGGGTCTGGTTTCTAAAGTACGGGGCGTGCGGGTGGTTCCGCATCAAGGTGCCGTGTGTCCAGAGACCCCCCTTGTTTCCCTTAAGTTGATTACATTCTGCTGTGTGGCGCACGGTCC